ACCCTGGTTAACAGAAATAGGATGCGACTATGTAGTACTCACTGGTAATAAAATATTAACTGAAGTCAGAAAAAGTCTCAGAGACAAACTAATATTGTCCGGCATACAGCTTGATCCTGAAACTAAATGGATTACTAAATCTAAGAAGACTAGTAATTATAATTTCCCTGTTGTAATCAGGTTTAGAACAAGTAGGGATATTAGTTATGATGAACCGATTAAGGCTGGAAAAATAGTACATCTAGTAAATTCTCAACCAATAGATATTAAATGAAACAATGTAAAATTATAGTTAAGGATGAAGTCAATGTAAAAATTGAAGGACTCGAACTGGGTGAGCGTAAAGCACTTATGAAAATGTTTGAGTATGAAGTACCCGGAGCACGTTATCTTCCTAGTGTACGATTGGGAAGATGGAATGGTAAAGTTAGTTATTTTAGTTTAGCAGGTAGCACTTATATAAATCTACTAGAAGAAATATTACCCGTACTCGACAGAGCGGGGTACGATATTGAACTAGACGATACTAGAGATTATACTACAACGTTTCAATTCGCTGAAGTGTCCGAGGATACATTTAAACATAAAACTTGGCCTAAAGGTCATCCTATAGAAGGTCAACCAGTCGCATTGCGTGATTATCAAATCACTATCGTTAATAACTTTTTAAAGAACCCACAATCGTTACAGGAAATTGCTACAGGTGCAGGTAAAACATTAATGACTGCTACTCTTAGTCATAGCATAGAGCAATATGGCCGTAGCATTGTTATTGTTCCAAACAAATCGCTAGTAACACAAACAGAAGCAGATTACATTAATCTTGGATTAGATGTTGGTGTATACTTTGGTGATCGCAAAGAGTACAACAAAACACATACAATTTGTACTTGGCAAAGTCTTAACAATATGCTTAAGAAAACAAAAGCAGGTGAAGCAGAAGTTGAAATCGGAGACTTTATTGAAGGTGTAGTGTGTGTTATGGTTGACGAGGTTCATATGGCCAAAGCAGATGCATTGAAAACATTGCTTACTGGTGTATTTGCTAAAGTACCTATTCGTTGGGGGTTAACTGGAACAATACCTAAAGCTAAATTTGAGGTACAGTCTTTGTTTGTTAGTCTAGGTCCTGTCATTAGTAAACTAAGCGCAAGTGAACTACAGGAACAAGGAGTACTAGCGCAATGTCATGTGAATATTGTACAACTTAAAGATGAGGTAGAGTTTAGCAATTACCAAAGTGAGTTAAAACACCTGCTTGAGGATACACATAGACTGGATGCTATTGCTGAATTGATTCTTAAAATTAAAGAAAGCGGTAATGTATTAATTCTAGTAGATAGAGTTAATGCAGGTAAAGAAATTGTTAGTAGATTACCAGACAGCGTATTTGTGAGTGGTGCTACTAATATGATTGACCGAAAGGAAGAATATGACGAAATTGCAACGAGTACGAACAAGATTATTGTGGCGACTTATGGTGTGGCTGCTGTTGGTATCAATATACCTCGGATTTTTAATTTAGTTCTAATAGAACCCGGTAAATCTTTTGTCCGAGTCATTCAAAGTATTGGACGTGGAATTCGAAAAGCAGAAGACAAAGAGTTTGTTCAAATTTGGGATATAACAAGTAGTTGTAAATTTGCCAAACGACATTTAACTCAGCGTAAAACGTTCTATAAAGAAGCAAATTACCCGTTTGACTTGGAAAAGTTGACTTACAGATAAGAATATGATACAATAACAAAATGCGTATACTCACATTAGAAAACGAATTCTATAACTTAGAAACACTCCCCGAAGAAATTGATGACCTTCGCTTTGCAATACTAGACAATAGTAATCCGCAAAATGTAGACTATCATTATATTCCATTAATCTTTTTAGAATCATTTAGTGCCCCGGCACTAGTATTAAAAATCGGAGAAGCGATAATTAAGATGCCAGTCGACTGGCAAATATTAATTGGTGAAAAGGAACATGGCGACTTAGAAACACTACCTCTTACTAGTATTAATGATAGAGGGTTTAATTCATTTGAGTTCAATCCACTAACTAGTTTCAGTCCTAGCTTCTTACCTATTGAGATTGTAGACATTTACCATGATGTAACATGGTATGCTCCTCGATTAAAGAACGGACAATTCTTATGCGTACCCATTGATGATGGTCCTAAACCAAGATGTGTATACTTTGTTAAAGAGATTAGTCGTAACTGCGAGATTATAGATTATTCACAGGCATTCTAATGGCAACAAAAAAACCAATAGTATCAGTTGATGAGAAATTAGAGAATCAAGACTTTGATTTGTTTGATGCACTTGCGGCATTAGATAAAAAAGACTATGGTTACTATGACAAATTAAGTGAGAATCAACGCAAGAAGTTTGTGCCCTTCATGTTGATTCAATGGATGAGTGCTGTTAAGGGGTCTAGTGACGTTCAGAGTTATTATCTACAAAGCATTGATTATCATGCTAACAAATATTTATTTAATGAGTACGTGTACAAGCATCCTAAGCTACAATGGTTTATGTTATGTGCGGCGAGTCCTGGATTAGGTAAACAGTTTCATCAATGGATCCCTAACATCAGTCTTAAAGTAAGCAGATTACAAGCACCAGCAAAGATTAAAGATATACGTGAATACTATAAGAAGATATATCCCAAAGCAAACACAAGTGACATTGAAGAAGTAAGTCAGGTCTTTGTAGAAAATCATAAGAAGAAATGTCGTTTAGCAGAGTTGTTTCCTAACATGAAGCAGGCTGACATTGAAGTAATGAGTGAAGTTATAACAGAAGAACAGATACGGGAATATGAAAGAGACCTCGGTAATTGATAAGCCACTGAAGTTTGGCTGTGAGTTTTGTAAGCGTGAGTTCCTACGTGAAAGCACGATAATGAAACACATGTGCGAAACCAAAGATAGATGGTTAAGTAAAGATAAACAAGGTAATCGTATAGGATTTCAAGCATGGGTTCAGTTCTATAAAAAGAATACAGCAAGTAAAAAACAAAAGACCTACGAAGAATTTGTTAAGAGCGCATACTATATTGCCTTTGTTAAGTTTGGTAATTACTGTGTCAATGTAAACACAATCAATGTTAGTAGATTTGTAGATTGGTTATTAAAGAATCAGATTAAGATTGACAATTGGTGTAGTGATACTACATATACTAAATACCTAACTGAGTATATTAGAGTAGAAGATGCATTTGATGCTATTCATCGTAGTGTACAAACCTCAATTGATTGGGCAGAAAAAGATAATATACAGCCCAGAGATTATTTAAGATATGGCAATCCAAATCGTATATGTCAATTGATTACAGTAGGAAAGATTAGTCCTTGGATGTTATATTGTAGTGAGAGCGGCATAAAATTCTTAGAGACATTAAAGCCAGATCAACTTAAGATGGTTAATGATTATATTAATCCAGAGCAATGGGCATTGAAATTTCATAAAAATGAAGAACTTAAAAGACAAATCGCAGATACCCTTCGTATCGCAGGCTACTAGAATTAGAATCCCTTGGAAAAAAGGTGATACTATTATTAGTTGGGATGAAACATGTGCTTGGGCTATAGAGCAGTACGGGTTGCCGGGAGACAAATTTACCACTCATCCAATGGAAGATTATATGGACTTCTATTTCAAAGATGAACGTGATGCTATCTTATTTGAGTTAAGATGGGGCTAAGGTGTTACACGTGACATTATACATTGATATTAATAAAACCCTAGATATAGTATCTGCGTTAAGACAACACGGTTGGATATCAGGTAAAGACTTTGATTTTGCTTGTTATAAACCAAAATTTGATGACTTTGGTGGATCTAATTGGGAATCAAAAATGGACAGACATACTATTTTTACTTTTTACAATGATAGTAATGCTAGTTATTTTATGTTAAGGTGGGGATGACACTAGAAGAAGAAATGCTCAATAAGGCCGGCAATCAAATGGCACGGGATATCGACCGTGAAATACTTTGGGGAATGTTACAAGGCATAGGATGGACTCGGGTGATGTTACCAGCTTATAGTAGTAACGAACAGGCTATTGAAATTCTGTGTTGGTTAGAAGACAATTGTAA